AGGTGCAGCAAATAATTCAGTTAAGAGAGCACAGGTATTATCAGGTGGTGGATATGCTCATACATTTGTATCTTCTCCTGGTGGTGGGGTAAGTAAGAAGAGAGATAGAGCATTCGATACAAATATTCCTGTAGTTGGTACAACTAGTACAAATGTCCAACTATTTGTTGGTATAAGCACAAGTGTTTATGCACATACTTTTGTCAGTGCAGTTGATGATGCATTGATAGCAGGTGGTAATTATGTTCATACATTCTTATCAAGTGATGTAAACGGTATTATTAAAAATGGTGCTGAAAGTCCAACTACAGCATGTACTGATGTTATTAACTCAATAGTTACTTTAAACAGTATTGTTACTACAGCAATAACGAATGATAATATGAATCACGCTGCTTTAACAGCGTCTGTTGGACATGAAAGATGGGAATATGGTACTAATAGCATTAGGACACCTGAGATAATAGTTCATGATGGAAATAGATTCTGGATGTACTTACAATTTACTCAAGGATCAGGTAATAATGAGTGTGCAGTATTAACATCTGAAGATAGAGGAAGAACATGGAATGTTGAAGTTTCAACTGCTTTTAATGATCAATGTGATTCTATAGCATTTAGTGATACAACTGGTATATTTTTAGGTTTTCAGAATAGTTTTATACTTACAGGAGTAGGTAGTGAATTTACAGATCCAAATGGTCTAACACAATTTAATACATCAACATCAGTATTCTCAGATAATACAATATCAAATACATATGATGCTAATAGAAGTAGAGCATGTGATAATGTAAGTAACTCAATATTTACTTTATGGAATATTGTTCTTGATAGAATTAATGGAAGAACTCCTCCTACAACATCTTATGCAACATCATATTTCCTTGATAGTAATAACAAATTCTTTACTGTAGGTCATGCATATGACGATCTACCTGTTATTGAAGTATCACCTTATATCTTTAACTCATCTGTAATTTCATTCCTTGGTGGTAATGGTTGTGAAATTGATGGTGCTAAGTGTGCTACTCCTAACGTAAAACGTCCTGGATTACCTCCTCAGGGTAAGTCGATGGTTGCTGCTGCATTCACGATTATCTCATTCGGTGGTACTGGATATAATGTAACCAATGATGGTTATACTCAGTTGGTGTCTGTGTTCTGTATCTTTACACAAGATGGTGCTGTTGTTGAAACTGGTGGTTATGCATCACTAACTAACTCAGCATCTAACTTTGGTACTTTCTCATTAAGAGCAAATGGTGTAAGAGAAGAAGCATATAGTTTTGATAAGGGTGTTATTAGTAACGTAACATTTACTGATATTGGTGTGCCTAAGTTTACTGTTACAGGTCTTGGAGCACCACCACTTGAGCATTATATTTTAAGTCCTGGTGGATATGAAGTTGCTGTACAATCTGGTCAAAACCCATTGTATTTCATAGAGAATACAATTTCTGCAACTCCAACTAAACCAATTACTGCTGAAGTACAAGCAAACCTTGCAATGTCTGTTAGAGGTAACTTTAACCGCTATACAGATTCCTATGATTTAATTTACAATAATGCTAGGTATATTGCAGAAGAAGCATACTTTAAGACACTTCAAACTACATCTAATCCTTTAGACCAAGATAGAGTTAAGTGTATTCGTGACACAGAAGAAATAGTTAAAGCATGGGCAACAGACCTTAAATTTGATGCTAATGATGCTACATGGGATGCTGCTAAGTTATATGTAAATGCAAATTCTATTCAGCATATTGCTGGATATGTTGCAGCAACTAAAGAAGTTCTTGATGAAGCAGAGTATTTATGTAAGAAAGCATTAAATAACCAACTTAAAGTAAAAGGAACTACTTTAACTACTGCTGAAGCTTCAGCAAACTATTACGTTGCTTATTGGACTGATGAAGTTCCATATGTAGATGCTACTATTACACATGATGTAAGTACTGGTACTGAGTACACTAATAGTGATTGTTCTAATGTTCAAACAGCAGTAGCAACTTTAAATACTCTGTTTGATGAGATTATTGATAACCCATCTACTACATCTCCTATGCCTTCAACAGCAGTTAGGGATGATGGATTCTTTACAATTAGTGCAACAAATAAAAACAAACTACAAGATCATAGAATTGATATAAGAAGACCATCCATATGTAACTCCTCATCTCATACATGGGAATTCTCTGGATCTGGTAATGATTATAATGCACTACCTCAAAATGGTGGTACTAGAGGTTCAGATGACACTGGAGATTATGAACAGGTATCTCAGAATAATGGACGTGTTTACGCTTCAGGTACTGACGAACTTGGTGACTTTAAGATTGGATACTTTGCTAAGGTAGAAAACAGAACTGGTAACATCACATTTGGTGGTACTGTTACTATCTCTGAAGTTGAATTCTTGAAGATTAAGGGTAACAATGTTGTTATCACAGGATTTGATCCAAGTAATACTTTAAATGCTATAGAATTAGGTGGTGCTGGTGCTAGTGATTCTCTACTACCAACTCAGAAGGCAGTTAAGGATTATATTTCTAACCAGTTAGGTCAATACTTAGGACGTACATATTCTACAGTTCCAACACCTAATGCTCTTGTTCAGTTAGATTCATCTGGTCGTATTAATATTGACCAACTACCTGCACTAAGACCATTCAACATTTATACGGTTGCAGATCAGGCAGCAAGATTGGCACAAGAAGGACCACTTGCTGGTGATATTACAATTCAACAGGATAATACTATATCCTACATTATGAACAATGACTTAGAAAGTCAAATTCTTGAATTTGAACCTGATTCAAATCATGTATTCACAGTTGCTGATATTATTCTTTGTAGTCCATCTGGATCACAGGGTCAGGCAACAGCATGGACTCCTGGACGTATTAAACAGATTGTTATTAATAATGGTGGTACTGGATATCAATCAGGAGATACAATTACAATCTCAGCACCTGGCGGTGGTGGTACACAGGCAACTGGTACTCTTACTATTAATGGTGGACAGATTACTGGTGTAGAATTGACTGGTAATGGATCAGGATATTACACTGCACCATCAACTGCTGCATCAACTATTACAATTAATACTTCAACTGGTTCCAATGCTGTTATTACTTCAGTCATTAGATCTAGATTAGAAGTTGATATTCTTAACTCAATTAAAGCAGTTGCTACTGATACTGTTGATGATAAAACAACTCCAACTGCAATTACTATTGATATAACTGATGTTATTAACACATCAGCAAGTAACAATGCTAACTGGGTTCAGTTAACATCATCTACCATTGATGCATCATTCATTACAACTGGTGTTCTTAATGTAGCTAGATTAGGAAATATATCTTCTGACTATCCAGCAAACTCTTTAACATACTTGAGAGGTGATTCGCTATGGGCTCCTGCAATGGCATCACAAAGAATTGCAGATGATTCACCACTTATATTAGGTTCAAATAATACTGCTAGTGATTACATTAAACAGATTCAAATCGTTAATGGTGGTGAAGGATATACTACAGGAACATATACTGATGTTCTTATGTACGGTGGTGGTGGAACCTCTGCTGGACTTAAGGGTACATTTAATGTTGCTAATGGTGTAGTAAGTAGTTTAACTATTACTGCTGCTGGTACTGGATATACAACACCTCCTACAGTCGTATTTAAAGATAACTGGACTGATCCACAAAACCCAGCTGTTTTAAACAATATTAAAGCAGTAGCAGTTGTTTCTGGTGGAAGTATTACTGCTGTTCATATGACTGACGGTGGTACAGGATTAGGTTCAAACGTTCCTTTAGTTGAGTTCACAGGTGGTGGTGGTGTTGATGCTACAGCAACAGCAGTTGTTAAAGACGGTGCTATTAGGTTTATAAACATTACTGATGGTGGTAATAACTATACTGCTGACTTTACTATCACTCCAATACCAGCTGTACTTGGTACTTCACCTACAGTTTCTGCAAGTTTAAAGGGTATCCTTGCATCTGTACCTAAGATCTATGGTGACTCTGTAGTTGATATTAAGAGAGTTGATGATCTAACAGTTGCTGCAGAACCATATGGTAACTTGGGTGTTGTTAGATTACTGAAGAGTCAGTTTGAGTTTGCTGCTAATGGTGGTGCTACACTGAAGACAGGTCAAGGTTCAGGTCTTGACGCTGATACTCTTGACACTAGAGATTCAAGTTGGTTCACAGATGCAGCAAACATGCAAACTGGTCGTCTACCGACAGATAGATTAAGTGGAGATTATAATATTAATGTTACAGGTAACGCTGCTACATCAACTCTAGTTAATATTGGTGATACAAGAACTTCTATATTCAATCCAGAAAACTTTGCTTCTGGTTTAATTCTATCATGGAAGAGTAATACTCAAGGATATAATACAGGCGAATTCCTTGCTGATGGTGGTAACTATCATAGTGTACTAACAACACGTCGCTCAGGTGCTTCTACGGACTTCTCAGGAGGTGCTTTAGGACAGATAGCACAAACAGATAATAACAATATTTACATTAGAAATAGTGGTCCTAACAATGTTGGATCATTAACTATATCTAATGCTGGTGCTGGTTATGTAAACGGTACTTATAATGACGTTATACTAAGTGGTGGTGAAGGTGTAGGATTAAAAGCAAATATAACTGTTTCAGGTGGATCTATATCTTCTATCACTCTCGTAGATGGTGGTTGGGGATATAACGAAGATGGTACTGCTTCTCCTACATTTGTTGCAGATTTACCTTATGAGCATTTTGGTACACAAAATACTAGACAGTTAACAACTCCTGCACAGATTACAGCAACTCTAGCATTCCTTGGAAGTGGTTCTTCTACTGGTAACGTATGGTCATCTTGGCGTAAGATATGGCATGATGGTAACCATGGAAAAGGATCTGGCTTAGATTCTGATCTATTACAAGGTAAAAATGCACGTTGGCATGAAAGTGCTCTTAACACTAATGAAGAGAAATTCTCCAATAGTAGATTACCTTACCAACAAGCATCTCATGCATTTAACGAGCATGTTAAAGTAACTGTTCCTGATCCAAATTATCAAGATAATAATGGTGGTCATTATGATCTTTATATTGAAGGTAAGAACTTAACTCAGCAAGTTGTAGATAATATTGATACTCAATCTGGAGTAACTGGTAAGCAGTGGAATCTATATACCGCTAACAATGTTAACGAAGGTACAATAAGAATTATTAGCAGAAAGATCAATCTCGATCCTGCTAACTATCTAACTGGTGTTCAGTACGTTGAGTACAATACTGAGTGGGTAGCAAACGCAACAGCAAATAAGAATGACAGAATTGTATATGGTCATAACATATACAACGTAACAAACTCTATAACTGGTTCTTACAGTTTAGGTATTGTTCCTCCTACACACAACTCTGGTACGGTAACACCATCTGGAGGTAATGCTCAATTAACCTTTGAAAGAAAGGTTGAGAATCCTTGGACAGTTCTTACTGTTGAATTAATATCTGGTAACTTATCAGATTCTATTAAGAAGATTGGTACTGCTACTGCTCCTGCAGAATACTATGAGTTAACAGATTGGGGTATTTCTGACAATACAACTTACTCTAGAACTAAGGCAATTCTTGGATCTGATTCTAGTGGTAATCCTTATATGCAGTTAGGATTTACTGATGTTTCTTCTACTGCATATATTGATGCCAATACCTCAGGTAACAATGTAGATTATGATGCTAGAATTCAGTTTAGTGGTGGATCTAGTAGCATAGGTACAGGTACTATTAACTTTAGAGCAAATAGTGCTCAGGTCAATGGTAACAACGTATGGCATGAAGGTACAATAACATTTGATACTGCAAACACAGCAAACACTGGTGTTAAGCGTGATGCATCTGGTAACTTCTCTGCTGGTACTATTACAGCAGCATTGAATGGTACTGCTAACGGAAACCTACCAATCACTGGTGGAACTCTAACAGGTCCGTTAACCATTAATACCACTAATAGTACTCAACTATCATTTACACAATCTAATAAGTTTATCGACTTTGCTGGTGGTATCCAGTTTAGAGGTACTGGTTCTAGTTGGAACGCAAGATTCTCTAGCACTTCTTCTGGTGCTACACAGTTATTTGGTGTTTATACACAGAACTTTGGAACTATGATATTCCAAGTTAAAGGTGATAAGACAACTGAAGTTAATCTTGGTGCTAACAGAACTGACGGAATGGTACTTAGAGGTGAGACAGGTGGTTACTCAAGTGTCAGACATTATCATGGAACTACTACCATGGGTTACAGAATGGCATACTGTAACACAGCAGGTAACTTTGGTAATGGTACTGCTGTAGGTGATATTGTTGATAGAGTTGAAACTGGACGTAAGTGGCACTTCAAGGCAGGTGGTAATGTAAGTACATTATGTCTAGATGACGCTAGACGTGTTGCTGTTAACCAGAGTAGTACAAACACTAGTTATCAGTTCTATGTTAATGGTTCTATTGGTGCAACCAGTAAATCATTCTGTATTGATCACCCAACTAAGGAAGATCATAAGTTACATCATGGTTCACTTGAAGGTCCAGAACATGCAGTATATGTAAGAGGACGTGTAAACAATGGTGTTATACATCTTCCAGAATACTGGGATGGATTAGTTGATATTAGTACGGTTACAGTTCAGTTAACTGCAATTGGTCCAACATCAAGAGTTGTTTGGGTCAAGAACCTACGTGATAACAAGGTTTACACAGGTGGTGGTGATGCTTTCTATTTCATACAGGCAGAAAGAAAGGATATAGATAAACTAGAGGTTGAGGTTGCCAACTAATGAAAAAATATGTGATTGTACAGAGTACTGCAGTTAGCAGTATGAGGTGGCTTGAGATAGATCAGAATTCTTTTGAAGAATGTGAGAGATCTCATCTTGATGATAGATTTTTAATTTCATATTCAGGGACTGCTCCTGAATTTTTAGATAATATATCTGAAAAGTCACAGGAGTATACTAAAGAAGAAGTTATTCCTATTTTAGTTGATCCTGACTGGTCAGTTTTTACTACACTCTCTGATACTGACTTAAGTGAAGTTACTAGAAAAGAACAATTTTACGAGGGTATCATCTAATGGGAGTCGTAAATGGTAAAATACATCTTGGTAACTTTTATAATGGTGACTTTGAGATGGGTTCCCGTGATGGATGGGCAGTAGGTTCATCAGATATATTTTCAGGTGATTCGGGTGATGATGTAGAAGGGTCAAATTATGCTTTAAGAACTTGGAATAGATGGAGTAGTTCTGGTTGGAATAATATAACCTCAGTTTCAGGAGATAGTTATATACCAGTAGACCCATCAAAAACATATACATTATCATATAGAGTTAAAGGATATAGAACTTCTAGTGGTGGAAGACAACCACAACATTATTTGGGATTTACTACTTTTGATTCTAGTAAAAGATTTATTGATTTAAGAAATTGTGGTGGAGTAGGTAATACAACTTTAAGTAGAGCATTAAATGTAGGTGATGCATATGCTTATATAAGCAGTAACTCTGGTTGGTATACTGGTGCTGATGTAACTAATAATAGATATTATTTCAGAAATGTGATGTTATATCCACCAACACATCCAGAATTTAGTGCTGCACATAGATATACCCGAATAGGATATCAAGAAAGTGGTTTATATTTTAGAGCATGTGAATCAACAGGAAGTGGTACTGAGCATAGATTAACTTTATGTAACTCAAGTGATAATGCAATAAACTTTAGTTATGATGGACATGCATGTCCTGCAGGAACTCCAGTTCATAGAGGTGTTGCAGGTGGAACATATAACTATACCTTTAGTAGAAAAACTTATACTGTTGGTAATCCTTGGTCAACTCAGATTGCTACTTTCTCAGGAGAGAGTAGAAATAGTGGTCAACCTTTTAGGTATGACACAGCATATATAAGGGCAATGATCCTGCATAATTATGCCCATCCTGATGATGGTGGATCTTATCCATATTCTGAAACTCTTTGGGATAGAATGCTTTTCATAGAAAATGAAAGTGGTACTAGATACGATTTTAACTTAGCTAATCAGTAATTATGGCAACACATATCTCTAATTTTGTACCAGAAAGTGAGGATTTAGAATTCCTTGTAGATGGTAATGTTAATAATATAGATGGTCAAACATGGAAGGGTGCTAACTTTGATGTTGTTATGGTAAATAGTCCAACATATACACAACTGAATACTGTTGGGTATTGGACATTTAATGGATCAAATCAGTATGGATATATTAAAGAATGTAACTATGGTGCTGGTCCTACTGGTAGTGATCATGGAGTATTTTATGAATTAACATGTCACGTCTGGGCAAATACTACTTACAATAGTGGTAGTAGTTGGAGTAACAACTGGGCATGGATTGATTATGACAGATCAGAAGTTTTTAATATGTTTGCTACTGCATCTGGTCAAATAGGTTTTGCTGGTAAAGATGGTTATAATGATTATTTTGATAGATTTACTACTGTTACTATGAATGATGGTAACTGGCATCTATGCACTTGTGTGTATAGCAGTTACGCTAAATCATTAAAAACATATCTTGATGGATCTTTAGTTCAGACATGGACTTTTTCTAATGCTGGTTACTTAGGTAATCGAAGTAGAAGATGGGGATTCGTCGGTGATGGTTCTGAAGCTGGTAGTGAAAACGGTGGTAGGAACGGTATATATTATGATGGTAAAATTGGAAGAATCGTACTTTTAAAAGCTGCCCATACAGATGCACAGGTTGCAGATGAATGGAGAAAGCATAAAGGTCGTTTTGGATTATAAATAACTAAAAAGCTGGAAGTATGGCTAATTCTGATAAGGATATTTTAATAACCCCGAATAAGAGTCAGTCGGCTTTACCTGAGATAAGTTTTGTCGGATCGGGTAATGCACCGATAACTCTTAAAGTTTTAGATGATAACACATGTTCATTTGAAGGATCATCTGGGCAACTTTTTTCAGTAGATAATAATCTTGCTAGTGGTAATATATTTACAGTAAATGATATTGGTGGTGTTCCTAGTTTAGCAGTAAATGCAACTGGTAGAGTTGATATTGCTAGGTACCATGGTAGTTTAAATGTAGGTCCAAACCAAGATGCTACAGATAAAGAACTTGGTGTTACTGGTCAAATTCATATAACAAGTAAAGCAGGTAGTAGTACTCAAGCAGCTATTCATTTTAGTGAAAATGGTGCAATAACTGGTACTGGTGACATGTATATATGTTATGAAGGACCAAACACAAGTAATGATTACCTTTCTATTAGAACAAGTGGAGGTACAAGTGTACTTAATGTTACAGATACTGCTGCAGTTGGTATAAACAATACTGATCCAAAGCAGCAGTTCCACTTACTTGGTGGACATAATAATACTGTTATGAGGATGACCCTACCAGCTGCCAATAATGGTGCTGGTAATGGTGATGTTAACTTACAACTGTGGGTATCTGAACCAGGTAGAACTTGGGATGGAGCAGGTATTGGTGCTAACGTTGTTAACTACTATACACAATATTATCCATCTTCTTCTAGTGATAGTAGTAACAGTTATTTCCCAAGATTAAATACTAGTTTAGGTCAGGCATATATTAGATTTCTTGCAAATCCTGGAAGAATTGAGTTCTCCACAATGGAGACAAACGGAACTACCTATAGAGAACAAATCCATATGCGTTATGGATGTCTTGGTATTAATACACAACCTAGTGGATCTTGGAGGTTGCAAGTTAATGGTGACATCAACGTCCAAAATGGTGTTTATCGACTAAATGGTAATGAGTTCACTACACTTCCAACACAGAGTGATACTACTAGAGGTTCATATCTAGTATCTGATGGATCTAATGGTGCTTTCTGGGCGTATCCAGGACAAACAGCAACTAGTTCAGCATTTAGTGGATGGAGATATAGAAGTTTAATTACTCATGGATATATTGCAGGTGGATATAAAGGATCTCAGCCATGGAGATCAGTAAATAAAACGTGGCATCATACTGACACTACCATGTATTGTGGTGAGCAGTTAGATAGAGCAGGTGCTTATTGTGATGGTACATGGGGTGACTATCAGGCATATGTTCATGGTACTGTGAACTCATTCCAAGGTAACTCCAGTCATACCTCAAGTTATAACGGTCATACTGGTATTTGTAGAAACCAAGGTGATGGTAGATTCTCTCAGCACAACTATGGTTGGGATGATAATGAACCCAAAAACGTTATGGGTTATAACACTACTGGTGGTTGGGCAATGAACACTGGTAGAAACGACGCTGGATGTGCTAGTAACCAAATAGGACAGGCAGGATATATAACTGGAGGTGGTAGTTCTGATACCAACAAACTACATTTCCCAACTGAGATCATGTATACAACCAATGGATCTGGTTATTCAAATGACTGGGTTGCTGGTGTTGGTGGTGAAACAAGAGGTTATTTCTCTTGGAGTAATGGTGGTCAACAATATATAACTTATAGTAATGATAGTTGGTCTAATACTAACGTGATGGGTGGTAATAGAGGATGGTGTAAAGCACTTCCAACTAAGCATGGTTTCTTCTACATATGTACAAGTAATAACGTGACTACTCCTATCCGTAAGGTAAGAGATAGTGATGCAACTGATATAGGAAACTTTAATAGATCTAGATCAGCTGGTGAAGAGAATATGGAAATGGGTCAAGATTGGGGTTATAAACTAGGTGACTATAATGGTCAGCAGAATAACCAAACTGAAAAATGGAATTATTCAAATGATTCTATTACTGCTATGGGTGCAGCAACTAGACCTAAAGGACATTATGGACAATCATCTGCAGCATGTTCATCCTTTGCAGCAGCAGTAACAGTAAACCAACCAAATTAAGATGAAGTATTTAATTATTAAACAATCCTGTTTAGATACCGCACAATTCGATAGTGGTGTGTGGGATAGTAGATTTACGTTTAATGAAATGTATGATTTACAGAATCTTTCTTGTATAGAAATATCTGATGAACTGTATGGTATACATCATAAAGGTTGGGAAGGTAAGTATAAAGAAATCACAAAGGATGTAGCAACAAATGGATCAACTTTTTTCTCAGAAGTAAGAGATGTATCTAAGGTTTGGGAAGTAGGTGATGGTGTTCCTGAAGGTCTGACTGAAGAGCAGATGAGGAATATGGACTATCCAGATGGTGCAAAATATGGTAAAGTCCCAGTCACAATGACTGATGAAATTAAAGCAGATACTTTAAATTTCATGAAAATCTTTGCTAAAGAATTAATTGAAGATGAATATGAAAAGAGATTTATATCACTTAGAGACACTGGTTTATTAGAATCTGCAACATGGGAAATACAAAAGCATGAAGCAAGAGAACATTTGGCAGGTGCAGGTGGTAATACACCGTTCTTAGATTACCTTGCAACAGAACATAGTAAGGATAAAACAATATTAGCAAATAAGATCTTATCTAAGGCAGAATCATATGAAGATAAGGTATCTACATTATTAGTTGCTATGCAAAAACTGTTGAAACAGTTTGAAAATGCCTCTACTATAAAGGATATAAATACGTTATATGAGGACTATCTTGGTGTCTTGATGCCTACAATACAGGCGATAGAGATGGGTAGGACTGTATCCAACACAGATTGGGAACGTAAACCTGAGTATGAGGTAAAAGCGAATGAGTATAACTTCTGAGTATTTACATAGTAATGATGATGTTGACATTATTAATGCAGAAGTAAAAGACATTAAACTTAGTAAAGAATATATTGATGAGTTTGGTGTATCTGAATTAGATTGGAAGGTGCTTGAAGGAGCACTTCATATGAATTCCACTATGACTCCATATCAGTGTCAACACTTTGTTGCTGATAGTCAATTAACACCATGGAGAAAAACAAGACAAGCGATGTTGGAACTAGAGACGAGGTATCATGCCTATGTCGAAGTTAAGCATAGTTTGAAGAAATCTATTGTTCAACGTAAGTTGATGCAAAGAGATTTTGAAGAGACCGAAGATGAAATTAAAAAAGAATTAATTGAAATTGATCTAAGTAAACTTGATTATGATATTACTATTTGGAAAAGAAAATATCATCAAGCACAATCAGAAATTGATACCTTCTTAAAAATTGCTAAGAAAGTAATTAAGACAGAAGATGATATTAAATCTGTTACTGAATATAATGAGGATGAAGAAAGAAATTACTGGATTGCACGTATGGGTAAGCAAGCTGCTATGGACATTGTTTCTTATGGTAGAATAACTACAGGTAATATGGATTCATTAACTTTAATGCCAGAGCAAGATCAGGTTGAGGCATTACAGATTGCCACTAGATACTCATCCATGATTATGGGTGGTGTTGATAAGATAAATAAACAGTTACAACCTGAACTACAGAAGTTTATGGTTGGTGATAAACTAACTACTAAACTAATAGAGGACGGAGAAAAACCATGACAGCACCAGATGCAGATACTAGATGGAAGATAGTTCTTCCTATAATTCAGTATCAATTAGATGCTGATAATCCAACAGCAGTAAATGAATCTAAGTTATTAGAATTTGCAGAAGCAAGAAAAGATATCATTGCTGGTGGTAACGAACAAATTTTTATTGATGCAGTAGTGAAAGATTATGAAGATTTTCTCGCTTCCAATTAACCCAAAACTTGAAGAAGAATTTGTTTATTCTGACTTCATACCTTTTTTACAAGAACATAAACATTTAATATCTGATTTATATTTTACCTGTCGTATGCCTCCTTTTTTACAGGATGCTATGGGTGATGTATTTGAGACAGATATTAGAATGACTACTATGAATGCTTTGCATATTAGTAGGGAAGTAGATATACCATTGTCTGCTACATTTAATAACGTATATGTAGTACCAAATCAAAGGAACTTAGATACTTGGATAGAACATTTTAGACCTTTATATAATGAAGGTTGTAGAATAGTAACTTTACCTCATACATCTTGGGTATTAACTGGACAGATACAAAGAGAGTTTCCAGATCTTTACATTAAGAATACTATTCTAAGAGAAGTAACAAAAGCAAACGATATAGTCCAATTATCTCAAGCAGGATTTAACTATGTTAATCTTGATAGAGATCTTATGCGAGATAGAGATCAACTATTAAGAATTAAACAAGCAAAAGAATATTGTGATAATGATCTTAAGATTTCATTATTAGTTAATGAGGGATGTTGGGGTGGATGCCCCATAATGCCAGAGCATTATCATTATAATAATTCTAGGATGCCTAATGATCCACAATATTTTGATGACCCTATAAGTAGAGTTTCATGTTCCCTTTGGGATGTAAAGGATCCAGCAGCATCATTAAAGGCAGCTAATTTACCACCATGGAAAAAAGATTGGGAAGAGATTCTTGATCTAGGTGTTGATGTCTTTAAATTACATGGCAGAGAAAATGCTATGAGATTAAAAGAATCCATGGATATAATTAAACGATGGAATAATGATGAAGAACTTTTATTTCCAGAGTTTGAAGAGTATATGGAAGATACATCAATGGCAGAGAGACCTATTGATGTTTGGAGAGAGAAAATAAAAACATGTAAGTTTGATTGTTGGGATTGTCATTACTGTGATACTATAGCTAAGAATTACGTAGATAAGAAAGGATTATCTTTACATCCTTATGTTGAACGTGTACTAAGATCTATAGATGATGCTGCAATGTTTAAAAGTGGTTTTGAACATCGTTATACTATACCAGGATTTACATCTAATAGGGTTCGTCATTTTTTAAATAACTTATGTTCTCAATCTCCAACAGTATATCTAGAATTGGGTTGTTATACTGGTAGTACCTTCTATGCAGCTACACATAAAAATGGTATAATAGCAGCATATGCTGTTGATAATTTTGAATCAACAGAAATAGAACCTTTCCGAGAGGAAGTTCTATTACCAAAATCAAAAGATCCTAAAAAGGAGTTCTTATCTAATTTCTATCATCCTAATTGGTCGTTAATACATAAGAATATACCAGAACTAATTGCTTCTGATATTCCCCATAAACCTAACGTTATTTTCTATGATGCAGATCATGATCATGTTAATCAATTAGCAAATTTAAATTCAATTCTTGGTTTTCTTCCAGATGAATTTATACTTGTTTTAGATGATGCTAATTTCCAAGGAGTAGTATCTTCTGCTGATGAATTTGTAGAAACAAATAATTTGAAACCAATGTTTCGTAGGAAAATATTAACATCTGTGGTAGAAGATGATAAGGATTGGTGGAACGGTCTCTATATACTTGTACTTTCTAAATCATGACACCATCATTTATTGAAGAATATCAATTAGAAGATACCACTATATGTGATTCCTTAATAAAGATGTATAAAGATGCATCTGCTAAAGGTCTTGCTTATAGAGGTAAATCTGGTATTGGTAGAGTTCAAGAAGAAGTTAAAAAAAGCATGGATTTCTGGCTACAGGATGCAGATAAACTTGCATCACCAGCACAGATGAATGAGTTGTATAGATGGTTTGACTATAGAGAACAACTAAATGATTTCATTGATGTATACCTAGATAAGTTTAAATTCAATGAATTTGGTGGAACTTTTACGTCAAGACAGTTCCCACAGATACAACATTATCAACCAGGAGAGGGTTATTATGAATGGCATATAGATGGAGCACAATTAACTGGATGTGAACGTGCTATGGTTTATATGACATATCTAAATGATGTCACAGATGGTGGTGGAACTATGTTCTATCATCAGGACTATACAGTTAAACCCATTAAGGGTAAGACAGTTATCTTCCCTGCAGCATATACTCACGTACATAAAGGTGAGATATCTGAAACTCAACACAAATACATTATCACAGGATGGTTATGGTGGACTTGATAAACCCCAATGATTTTAGAATAAGAACTGGTATTTACCCTAAAGTAATTAATATAGGCAATACTAATAGTAGAATTGTTGTTATTAATGATTTCTTTTTATACCCAGATAAGGTTAGAGAGTATGCTCTCAACTGTAAGTATTTTAAAGATCCTGAGATACCAATGAATCCAGGATATATTAACTACTTTGGGTTCAATGAAATACAGGTTCTGAAGTTAACAGGAATGTTAAAGGAATCCTTTATGGGAGATTTTAGAACTTCTCATACTGCTTTTGCTCCAGTAGTATCATTACAAATGTATAAGGAGATAGGAACTCTTATGCCTCATGTTGATTATTTTCATTATGCTGGTATATGTCCACTTAATATTGATTATAGTCATGGTGAGAAAAGTTCTGGTACTCACTTCTACAGGTATAAGAAAACTGGAGAAGAGTATACAGCATTAGCAAACTATAGACACAAAGAGATTCTTGATTCAGAACTAGATGATTGGGAGGTATACCACACCCAGTATCATAAGTATAATCAATATATATTTTATGAATCAGCATTATTCCATTCAGCACATTGGGATAAAAGCACTTGGAACTCAGATGAAGCAAGATTGACATTCAATACCTTCACCTGGTAACCCTTATAAATAATAACGTTAATTATTCAAAACCATGGCTTGTAACACCGAAATGATAGACCAGTTCAAAACACAACTTGAAGGAGTTGTAGCAAAGATTCGTGAACTAGATACAGAAATAAACACTAAGAAGGAAGAATACTTCCGTCTTCAAGGTGCAATAGAAGCATTACAAATGGCAGATAAAGAAGGACACGGAGAAGTTGGAGAAGATACAACCAACAGAGGAGTTGCTCCTGAAACTATCGCCCCAACAAATAGTACAGCGTCTGTAATTCAATAGGGATTAGTTGTCTGCTAAATATAGGTAGAGGAATGTTATGTCTGGGAATAAATGGCACAACCTACTACCAAAGCAGAACTAAAAGATTATTGTTTAAGACGATTAGGTGCACCCGTATTGGAAATCAATGTTGATGATGATCAGGTTGATGACCTAATAGATGATGCTATTCAATTGTTTCAAGAACGTCACTTCGATGGTGTCGAGAGGATGTTCTTGAAACATAAACTTACAGCGTCTGATGTTGCTAAGTTTAGAGGATTAGATCAAGAACAATTACTAGGAACCGCTACAGGTGCAGTACTAACTGTAAAGGTAGTGGAACAGGGTACTGGATACACTACTGGTACTACTGCTGCCTATACAGGTGGTACAGGAACAAGTGCTACTTTTGATATCACTGCAGTAGACGGTCAGATAACAGAAGTAGAGATAAGTGCTGCTGGTACAAATTATCTTGTTGAGGATGAGATTACGTTTACAGGTGGTGGTGGTAATGCTAAGATAGAAGTCACAGGTGTACAAGAGCAAACAGAGTGGGAAGAAAGAGATAACTTTTTACAGATACCACCTCAAGTGTTAGGTATTAATAGAGTATTTGGTATCAAAGGAAGTAATATAAGAAGTAATTTATTTGGTTTAGAATATCAATTGTTCCTGAATGATCTATATCAATTCGGTTCTGTTGATATTCTTTCTTATTTTATGACTAAGACATATCTTGAGACATTGGATATGGTCTTAAATAACGGAGCATTTATACCTTTTAGATTTAATAGACGTGCTGATCGTTTATACATTGATACTGATAGATTGATGTTAGATGAGGGTGCTTATATAATTCTTGATTGTCATAGGTTATTAGATCCAACAACTTATACTGAAGTTTATAACGATCCCTTCTTAAAGAAATATACTACTGCACTTATAAAAAGGCAGTGGGGGCAGAATCTTATTAAGTTTAAAGGTGCACAATTACCTGGTGGTATAACAATGAATGGTAGAGAGTTATATGAAGATGGTAATTCAGAAGTAATAAAGATTGAATCTGAGATTACTACTACGTATGAACTTCCACCTAACTGGGAAATAGGTTAATGGCTAAGAATACATACTTCACCCATGGTACTAGGAATGAGCAGATTCTTCAATCGAATCTGGTAGATGAATATCTAAAGATGTTTGGATTAGATATTGTTTATATCCCTAGAAAACTAGTAAGGAAGGACACTATATTAAATGATGAGGTTATCTCAGAATTTAATGATAGTTATATTATGTCTGGTTATCTTGAGAATTTCTCAGGGTTTGACGGTAATGGAGATTTCTTAACTAAGTTTGGTATTCAATCTAGTGATGAGATAAACTTAGTAATATCTCGTGGTATGTATGAAGATTTTGTTGCATATTCAATGACTGGAGCAGAGAATGTTGAGGTAGGAAGTAGACCACAAGAGGGAGATTTAGTATGGTTTCCTTTGTCTGCTAACTTATTTGAAATTAAATTTGTAGAACATGAGGATCCTTTCTATCAGTTCGGTAAGTTATATACATATAAACTTAAATGTGAATTGTACCAGTACAGTGGAGAAACTGCTGGTGGAGATGGTATACTTGATAGTCAGGTAGATGAAGGGTTTGTTGTTAAATACTATTATAATAACCTTGCAGGAGCACCATCAATAGGTGAGACAGTAACTGGTAGTGTTACTGGTACTACTGCTAGAGTTAATAAATGGAACTCTGGAGAATCTTGGGTAGAACTAAGTGCATTTGATGGAGAGTTTCAAACTGGTGAGACACTCACAGGATCTGATTCTGGTTTCACTATAAATATAACTACATTCGATGAACTTAACATTAAAGACAGCTATGCAGATAACTTAGAATTTGAGACATTAGGTGATAACCTTCTCGACTTTACTGAGTTTAATCCGTTTGGCGAATTTGGAAATAGGAGTTAATTATGCTAGGAACTTACAATTACGATCAAATCATACGAAAGACAGTTATTGGTTTTGGTACACTATTCAATAATTTAGAAATTCGTAGATACAATGATGATAACACCACCTATCAAAGGATGAAGGTGCCTCTTGCTTATGGTCCTAGATCAAAATTCTTAGCAAGATTGACAGAGCAACCAGAACTTGGTAGACCTAATGCAATATCTCTACCTCGTATGTCATTTGAAATGAATGGTATTTCATATGATTCTTCTAGGAAACAGAGTCCAATAAACTATACTACTACTGGTGGAGATCCAACTAAAGGTGTTAAGAAGACATTTGTACCAGTTCCATATAATCTTGGATTTGAACTGAATGTAATCACAAGGACACAAGAAGATTCACTTCAGATCACAGAGCAAATACTTCCAACATTCCAACCAGCATTTAACTTATCAATTAAGTTAGTAGAGGAAGCAAATATAATTAAGGATGTTCCTATCATTTTAAATAATGTATCTTTTGTTGATGATTATGAAGGTGATTTCTCTGATAGAAGAACTATCATTTGGACATTAGATTTCATAGTTAAGACATACATTTATGGTCCTACTACTGATGTTGGATTCATTAAGAAAGCAATTACTAAAGAGTATAGTACCACTAAGATTGATTCTCCAGGACGTTACCGTAAGTATGAGGTAACTCCTAAGGCGAAGATAGATAAGAATGCAGATAACGTTATTGATGCTATTGATGATTCACTATTGGTTCCTGGTGATGACTTTGGTTTCAACGAAACTGCAAGTTTCTTTGAGGATGTATAATGGATACAAGTGGTATCGAAAAGAGTTTAAATGTAGCAGCTGAAATAGTTCCTGCAGATAAACCTAAACCAAAGAGAAAGGAACGTGAGGTTGATATTGAAAGAGATATTAAAAAAGATTATGATTATTCTCGTGGTCAATTATATGATGTTATAGAAAAGGGTCAGGAAGCATTAAGTGGTGTCTTAGATGTTGCTAATAATACTGACCACCCCAGAGCATTTGAGGTTGCAGGTCAATTAGTTAA